ATGTTTTGATAAAGGTATTGTAAAGTCTCCGTCTCTACAACCAACGTCAACAGCGGTTCTAAAGTTTTTTATATGAGGTTTTGATGCATTGAAAATGTCCAAACAATTTTCTGCGTTTAAATTGGTCATACTGTATTTTATTACATCTAACGGAATTTTTCAAGTGTGAATCCTTTAGAATCATAGCACTGTACAAATTCTGAATTGTTTGAATACCGCACTGTGCCTTGACCCCACACAACATCATGATCATGATACGAAAACGGTCTTGGTATTGTAACATCGATGTATTGTCCATTGCCAACTCCTAGGGTCAAGAAAGTTACGTATTTGCCTTTGTCTCCTCTAAACACTCTGCCGTTAGCAATCATGCCTGCAAATTCAATCTTGTCCATGTATAATTCTTTCACATACATACCAGGCATAAAATCTTTGTTTGACCACCAACCGTACTTTCTGTATTGAAATTGTGGAGTGTCCCATTGATCAGAATTAGATGGGGTCACAACATTTATGCCCACACGTTTGGCCTCTGTTCTGTATACCCAACGTCTATATGATCCATGACAGTGTTTCAAACAGGCTTGCCAAAATTTTTCTGGATTGTGTGCTTTCTGATAGGCCAATGCCCAAATTAATCTGCCCAAGTTTACTGCATGAGCTCTGCACAAACCAAACCCCGACAAACTCTGTAACATTTCTATAATTGCATTTTTCTTAGGATGTTTGCCTAATCTAGTTGTAAATTCAAATATTTTTTCTTCGTTCTTTTTGGCAAATGCTCTACGATACATATCTGCTTCATACTTGTCTATCTTCAAAACTTCTGCTATTCTGTCGATAGCATCGTCTTCGTATACTATTGTGTCTTCCATTTTTTCTTGGCTCCAGTCATGAAACATGGTTGCTTTTTTTCTACCTGACACTGCTACTGGTCTTACTAGTGCAGTCGCAAACACACAGTCTTTCATTGACTTGGGTTGTATTGCTCTAAACAATCTTCTCATAGCCGGAGACTCTGCTTGAGTAACTCCTAACACATCACCTCTGCACAGTAAATCAGATGTGGCTTTGTCTTCCACAGGATAGTCTGTTAATCTTGTACAAGGATCAACTTCTAATAACTGACTAAGTCCTCTGTTGGCCAGTATGTCAACTTTTAGGTGTTCTAAATCTTCAACTTCATTTTTGTCCAGCAGGATTTGATTTTCCGCTGTGAATAAACTTTTTGGTAATTGTCTTCCAAACATTATTATGCCTCCGCAGTGTTTTGATATACATCTTTTTTTGCCCATCAATTTGCGTTCAATCCGTTTTGCTTCTACGGGATCAACACCAACTGATTCGTATGTGAATCTGCGAGGGAGTCTACCTTTTGCACCCAAACGTTTAGCCGCTTCACGCTTAGCCGACTTATCCTTATAAAGCACGTAGTTTGATATACGAGCCGAGCGTCCGGGCCACTGTTTGAATATTCTATTCATGACTTCTCCCTGACGATAATGGGGGAAATCAATATCAACATCAGGTAAGTCATCTCTGGTAGGATTTAAGAATCGTGCAATGGGTATGCCCCACTTCACAGGATCCACATCTGTTATGCCAAGTAGATAACAGACCAAAGACGAACCAGCCGAACCACGAGTCATATGGGTGATATCTCTCGTAATTGCTAGTATGTCACATATTTGGATGAAGTAGTCTACGAAACGTAGTTGAAGGATGATGCGAGTTTCATCAGCAAGCCTTTGCGTGTATTCTTCTGTGCCTGGACATTGCCTAATAAATCTATCGTATAGCCTTGTTATGTCGTTTAGTTCTTTGTCTTTCATTTGCCTATGTTTTTTTTAGTTTGCCTGTTTTTGCCTTGAGCAATACTAATTATCTAACTTAGGAATTATAGTGGGGTTTTTTGGTATTGTCTTAATTTACTTTTTGGCACATCAACATCACGATGATCGCACACTGCTTTAATTACACAGTCGTCACATCCAGGCGAACTAGATCTGCATACCAACTTGGCGTGTGTTATTAACCACATATGAGCACCGTATTTGTATTTGTCGGGCGTGGTGTTGTTTACAGTTATACTTGCTTTTGCTTCATTAAGATTGTCTGCCCAACCCAGTCTCCATAATAATCTAAAAACGTGTGTATCAACTGCTATGTGTGGTTGCCCCCAAACAAATCTCATTACAATGTCAGAACTTTTCCTACCAACTCCCGGCAGTGTCATTAATTCTTTTTGTGTTTGTGGCACACGTCCATTAAAATTTTCTAACAACATTTTGCTTGTGGCAAGAATATTTTTGCTTTTAGCATTGTGAAGTCCTGCAGGTCGAATTGCTTCAATAACGTCTTCTTGAGATATTTTAATCATATCTTCTGGAGTGTCAGCAAGAGCAAACAGTTGTCTACAAGCCACAGCCGTTCTCTTATCTTGACTCTGTGCAGACAACATAACACCAATTAAACTAGTGTAGGCTTTGCTGTAAATTTTTGCTTTAGGTTTTTTGTTTGTGTATTGTGGATATGTTGTACTTAATTTTTCGTACAGATATTGTATGTCATTACTGTTCTTCATCCGAGTGCAATTCATTTAACAGTTGTCTTAGTTTTCCACCTTCTACTGTGGCTTTTACTTTGCCCACGTCGTCGCCTTTTCTAGGATCTATTTCTTTGGGTTTGTCTGGAGACACTTTGCTTTTTTGTTTCAATGAATCATATATAGTTGATGATTGTTTTTTGAACTGTTGATAATCTGCATCTTCAGCCAAGTCTCTAATTCTCAATGTATCAATATCAAATTCTAAATCTATTTTTTGTCCTACTCCCGAACTTGATCTTGTTTTCATAAACTGTATTTGATATCTGCCACGTTCTTTCATTGCTCTTGATGTGAATATACCAAACACGTTGTCTGCTGTTTGTATTTTACTTAGACCGCCACTAATGTGAGAATGATCAAATTCAATTTCTTCAACACTAGCTCTGTTCAACTGAGATGCTGTACACATCAGCATGTTGCTTTCTGCCGCTAAATTTCTTAGTTCTTCTGATACATACTTGTCTTTGATAAACAAGTCTGCTGGACTTATTCTTTTTGACTTAGGCATCATGAGATCCAAATAGTCAATCAAAACACAATCAATTTTCTTTTTATTTTTTAATTCTAATTCTTTAATATAAGATTTAACGTCCAACACTGTGCTTCCACTTGACAGATATTTGATTTGTAAGTTACCTGACTTCTTCGCTAACATCTTGACTTTCATTTCAACATTATCAATTTCAGGGAAAACTTTTCTTGTGGGTATACCTGTAATCATAGCATCAATTCTCATGGCTGTTAATGCTTCACTTAATTCAAAACTTATGTACAATGTGTTCAAGCCAGCAGTGGCCCAATTCACAGCAAGATTCTGCAAGAACAAACTTTTACCTGCACCTGATCCGCCTGCAAAAATATTAAGTTCTCCTCGGTTAAATCCACCAAACAGTTTCTTGTCCAAATTGGCCCACCCTGTACTAACTTGACCGTTGGAGTTTTTTAAGTTCTCCAATCTACCTTTTGGATCTTCAAAGTAGTCTGTACCCATGTCACGAGTCAATCCAATGTTGACTGCGTCTTTGACCTTGTCTTCAACAGGAGCATAATCACCTTTTTCTAATAAGTCTGCTGATTCAAGTATTGCACGTTCTAGTGCTTTGTGTCGGGAAAATTGTTCAAACTCATCTAGTAACCAATTGAAGTGACTTGGATCTAGATCTTTTGCTGTCTTTAATTTAATGTCATGTTTAGCATTGACTTGTTCAACCTCTGGCAACACTTTATATTCATCTACATAATCTTTTATAAATGTTGCAATTGGTTGTAATTTTCTATCAAAAGATTTAGGATCAAATATATTCTGAGCTCTAGCATATGATTCAGCATCTGCCATCATCATTTCTAAATATAATTTTTGTACATCAAAAGTATAATCAGCCATACATCTTTCTCTTTAAGTCTATTTTAAGTTTACTACTTTCTGTTGTTTTAAGTATCGATTGTATAGTAAACAGTCTACCATATTTTAACACAGCCTCCGCTACATCTCCAACCGTTTTATCCCATTCTGGAAAAGCAACACTCCATCCAAATTCTATTGCTTGATTTACAAGTTTTTGTCCAGGTGCGTCTCTGTCTGGTACAACAATTACCTGTCTGTTTAATCCATTAATAAGATCTCGCTGTGTATCATTTATCTCTGAACCAAGTATGCTAACACCAGAAATGGTAATTGCATCAAATGGTCCTTCTGTCACTAATACAAACTTTCTTGACCAATCTTGTGCGTCCATGTTGAAAACATAACCAGGTTGAACATCAGTAAAATATTTAACTTTTTCTAATGGCTCAAATAATCTGCCGGTGAAGCCTACAACATCACCACGCCAATAAAATGGAATTAATAATCTTTTGTTAACATCAAAATAATTATTCGAAGAATACATAAAGTCATACCAATCAGGACCAATACCTCTGCTTGTAAGATAATTCAACAAACTGTCAATATTTTTTTGTTCAGTGGCTGTCAGTGTTGTGTATTGTGTAAGCCAAGTTTCTAATTTTTTTGTTTGATTTGGCAATTCTTTTTTGTTAAATGACACAAATTTTTTCTTTTCATATTTAATATCACCTTCTTCATATCTCATTGCCTCTATTGCCAATTTACGAATTGTGTCGTCGGCAATTCCTATGTAGCTCATAAACAAACGCATTTTTTGTGAAAGTCTTCTGCCAATTTGATAACTGGCTTTGAAACCACAATTGAAACAGTGATAAGACACTGTGCCGTCAGCACTTGTCATTAGGCCTCCACGTTTTTTCTTGTCTTGAGTTTCTCCGTTGTGTATGCAACAAGGTGCATTGAAGGCAATCCAACCAGATGGTGTTTTTTTACGGCCAGCAGGCAACGATGTTAGAATAGTAGACTGGATCAGGTTCATAGTCTATATTTTACTGTCTGTATAAGATTTTGTCAATGGTGCCGGTATTACCACTAGCGTTGTCCCAACTAAATTTAATAAATTGGTAAACACCGTTGAAGTTGTAGTATTTGACACCTGTGCTTGGTAAGTCTGTAATTGTATTAATTGTGAAGAAGTCTGTCGCCGCAGGAGATGTTGTCATACTTCCTAACACTTTTAAGGTGCCAGTAAATCCGGCAGTGTAAACAGCAATGGTATGTAGTGCATCATTGTTGTTTTGTCCTGGATACCCTTGTATTGTTTCGTTGGAAACATATTTTAAAGGATAAGGATTGTTGCTGGTATTTGCTGAGAAGGATTCTGCAGTTTGACTTGCAACAAATTGCGGAAAGCCACCGTCTAGTATTTCTACTGAACCAGCAGAATTATATCCTGTATCAGCATAGGTTACTTGATATGAAGTGCTTGAACCATCAGTTAGTATTTCTCGCACAGAATAATTATAAAATTTGCTATCAAGACCTAGTAAATCACCATCTGATATGGTCACTGATGCTGTGCCTTTTGTTGCAGTAGATGAACCGTCATCTAAAATGCTTAATGTACGTGTTAAAACTGCTTTTTTGCTTTCAGTATCGATGAGAGCAAACTCAAATGTCTTGCTTGTAACGTCCTGTGCTTTTTGATCTTCGTTCTTAAAGGTGAAAGTGACAGGGTTTGAAACTCCTCTGAATATTTTTAATCTTCTGTCGTACACTTTAGAATTTCTCCCGTGATAACCATTTATATAGGCTATTACCAAATTTGTAAGTAAATACCTTGATACTGTTTGCATATAGCATATTTAACAGTATTTATTGAATAGCATGAATGAAGTTTTTGAAACATTAGGAAAGAAATTTCCCTTTTTATCACTGATACGCAAGGCAGACCTTGAGTTTATTGGAATCATATCTAATCAAGATAGTCAAGTAACTAGTTTCTATGATTACGGTAGAATACTATTGCCCGAGGACAAAATGAAATATTTAAAACTTGGTGAAACTTGGTGGTGGGAGTCCAACAGAAAAATACCAATTAATATATTTTTAAAAGGTGATTGGAAGTATTTTAGATCAACGCTTATAGCAATTTCTACTAAAGATGCAGAAATCGTTCACGGCCCGTGTGTGCGGTTAAGTGATATTGCCAAGAAGAGAGTCAAGAGAAGAACTATCCAACTAGTGAGAAGACCTATTTAATATAACGCAAAAAAAAAGCACGATATCCACCGTGCCATTTTATTTCAACATTTTTCTTTTCCCAAATGGTTTGCCATTCGGGTAAACATTCGCGAACCCATGATTTTATTTCAAATGTTTTGGTCACAGTCAACTTGGAAGGTCTTTTTGTTTTTTTTACTAGATCAAGTTGTCTGGCTAATTCAACGCCATAGTTCCAATCATCAGGTAGTTCTACTGTTGGGAGTTTGTATTTTTTAGTGAGATGTTTTTTCCGGTTGTACACTAAAAGCATATTTACCTTTTGTAATTAAATTCATCTGAACTACAATAGCCTGTGCATATGCAACTGCATGTGATTTTTTAAAGAAGTAACTGCCATCTGTTGGTTTAACCCAAACTTCTTGCATTATGTCATTCCAATTTTTATGCATTAGGCTTCTTTTGGCTGGCCTTATTATAGCCAACACAGCCGCAAGTTGTTCTATATTTTTTGGTTGCAGTTTTGAGACTATACTGAAATGTCCGTTAAGATGAAACAGTTCATCTACAAAACATTGTTCATTAAGCATTTTCCAGTCTGGTTCTTGAATCATAAGTTCAACTAGTTCTTGCTCATTTTTTACATCTTTGTAGATGCTTACATTCAAACAGTCAATTTTAAAATATCCTCTTTCTTCTGCTTTTTTGTAATCTATACTAGAATACCCTGTAACAGGTTCTTTGGGTATGTTGTGAAAGTATACACCTGTTTTGTGTTTTTCTATCTTATCCTCTTTAATGATAGATGCAGGAGTATGTTTAAACAATTTTAATACTTCGTCTCGATCAATAAAATCTATATCTACATCAGGCATTAGTGTAATTTCTTTTTGTTGTGTTTTATAAAATCTTCTTTTGTTCCTGGTTTTAGGATTTCTAAAACTTGTAACATTTTTCTGTAACCGGCAGTGTGCTGTGTTTCGTTTGTCATCTCAGGTAGTATAACTTTTCCAATTGATCCATCTTTCTTTATTACTATTACGCTATCTCCAACTTCCATGTCTAAATGATCATCTATCTCAATATTAAATTTACTCAATGTGTGCCTCCTTGGCTGTTTCTTTTACAAACAAAATATCTGCTGGATAATTTTTAAATTTGTTACTCCAAAATTTTGGATCTATGTAAGTTTGTATCATTTGTAATTGTTCGTCGCTTAATGATTTTAGCATCTTCTTGCCAGCATCACAACCTAGTACCAACCACGGTGATATCTTTCCTGATTGGATATGTTGTACTGCACGACTGGTGTTTACTAATCTAAAATAATCAGACCACTGTACATTTTGTTCTTGTGCCCAATCCATCATAGTGGCTATGGATCTCCTTAGTGCCGCTTCTACAGGTTCAGTTTTTAATGTGTCTTTGAGATATTGTTCATACAAATCATCTCTGCTCCAATGATCCAATTTTATTTTTGACAATATAACATAGTCAATGTATTTTTCAGGATACAACGGGTTGGTATGCATCATGTAACGACCAAATTTAACAAATGCATTGTAGTAAGAACTTTCACAAAATTGGTCATACGTTTTTGATTTTGTTGTTCTTTGGTGTATCTCGTAAAATCTTTGGAAAACAATAAATCCATTCTGTACCCATTTCTCCGATTTTTGTAAGTGTCTTCTTTTAGGTTCACACATATGCACTTGTAGTGTTCGTTCTCTTTGAAAACTTTTATTACAATATGGACAAGTAAAACTATTCATTCTCTAATTCTTTTTTTACTCTTCCTAATCCATGAAAATTTTGTAATAAATTTTTATTATGTTTTAGTATTGGCATCATTTCATTATACATCATTTTTAACTCATTAACATCTTTTTTATGCAACTCCTCTATTATGTCTGCAATTTTTTTTATTTTAGTGTGTGAATTATCATTGTCATATGATTCGTCCCACCATTTATCAAAGGTCTTAAAACCCATAATTTTTAAATAGGCCAATGAGCCATTGTCACCATTTATCACAAAAGGATTGCCATATGCAATAGCCTTGTATGTTTTTTCTGTAATAAAAATACCGCTGTGTTCTTTTTTGGTCTCATTTGACACCCATAAAAAACTATGATCAAATATATGAGTTTCGTCAAAAGTTTTGTCAAAATGAGAATTTATTTTATTGTCAAAATTTATTGGCAGTAGTGATATAAATTTATTTTTATTCTTTTTGAAGTCTTGGAATTGGTCCATGTAAGTGTCAGTATTGACATCATCGTCAATCCAATTTGACTTTTTAGATTCTACAACGTTTTCATAATTTGTGCAACTTATCATGCCCTTGTCTAATAAATTTCTTCTTTGTAGTTCATAGATCATGCCTAGTCTATGATGTGCAACTCTTTTACTTTGGCATAAACATGCAAATGATTTATCAAACTTTTTATTAATCATATGATTCTTAGTGTGTTCTGCTATCTGATGCATAAAGAAATCAAATCCTATGAAGTTGCATTTAACACTGTAACCTTTTTGTTGCAAACTCTTTATCTGAACTGCTTCATTGAATACATGCGGCACCAACCAAGTGATGTTTTCTTCCGCAACACCTCGTTGTGTAAAGTTTCTTATCACCCTGGAGTAAGGTATATCTTTGAAGTCGGGGGTTATATTAAATTTGTTTTCTTGCCAAGCATATGTGTTAAACAAATCCCATTGTTCGGTAACCATTGATATTAATGGCTTAATTTTGGATTGTTGCATTAGCAAGTAAACATCATTTGGAATTTTTTCTAAAACTGGATCAATAGTAAATGGGGTTCTAATAAAAATTGGAAGATATGTAATTTTGTTAGGATCTAACTTTTTGTAGTTTACTCTTGGAATGTCGCTCCAAACATACTGTGAAGCATCTATTAGCTCAGACAGTGAATCAACTAAATTTAAATCAATAAAATTAATTTTTGATTCCATGTGCCTCTAATAATTCTTCTAGTTCTCGATCTGTAATTATTTTATCAAGTGTTTCTAAATCTGTTTCTTTAGCATTAGGAAAAAGTGTTTGCAGTTGTTTTAAACTTTTGTTTGGCACACGTTTCATCGGTTTTATCCACGGATGAAATTGTTGTTTTAATCCTCCACACATGGCTGTTAATATCCAGCACAACTTTTTATGTTTACTAGACAATGTGAATAGATGTTTGTTAACACACTCGTTGATCATTTCAACATAGTGTTCTTGATAAAATTTGTCTCCGGTCACACTAGATGCATATCTCATTATCATGTAAGGACTGTATAACGATCTTTCTTTATCATCGATCCTATCAAAATAATCTTTGTTTCTGTAGTCAACGGCTTTGAGTCCATTACGCAGTTCGAAAAATTTTCTAGTAGTAGTTTTTGGTTTTGGTTTCTTCATATATCAGTCTAAATTTTGTTGCATGTTTGTAGTCTTTAAATTGTATTTTTACATATTGGTGTAAAAACTGTATTCCTCTTAATTCAATATTATACTCTTTGATCAAATCAAGCAAGTTTGGAAAAAAGTCTTTAACCATCCACACAGGTTCTTTTTTGTTTTGATTACCAACTGGCATCATCATGACAGGTGCTTTTATTTTTACAAAACTACTGTTTATTTTTTTTTTTAGAAGCATTGGCCATAATCTAATTGTTCGCATTGTCTAGATATGTCTTTAACAAAATATGCACACTGTGGATTCTTTCCATCAGTTAAAGGAATCGCTAGTAGTTGACCTGATTTTATTTTTGGAAAATACCATTTTACTTCTGTATAGATATCTACGATGTCTATTTGTGCAAACTCAGGCATTCCGCCTGTAAGTGGATTAAAAAGAAAAGCATCAAAGCCTCGATCATTTAAACTTGTTATAGGCATTACGTGTAGTTCTCCTTGTTCTGCTTCTCCTATAACCATTTTCCAATCTAGTGGAACATTGACTTTGTAGTTCCCTATTTGCAATACTGCCGCTGGTGCGTTGAAACTTTCTAAAAATATTAATGGTATGTAAAAATAATCTGGATTGGTTGGATCTGAATTGTCCAATACAGCAAACCTCATTTTTTCATCTACAAACTCGGGTATTTTTTCTAGTTTGTATGTTTCATTATCAAGTGAAAGAATTTTCATAATTTATCTTTTCTATATTATACGGGTAATTTGCCTCTTTGTAAAACTTTTTTCTTTGTGTTAAATGCCTTTTGGCAAATTTACAACTACTTGTGATATCCCATATTTCTACGTGATCTTTGTCTTTTGCCTTCCTAATCCCTCTGCCGATTGATTGTATCACTCTCACAAATGATTTTCCTGCTTCTATGAGAACAAGATTAAAAATCCTAGGAATGTTAATGCCAACAGCGGCAACTCCATATGTGGCAATAATAAC